GGCCCAATGTGTTATTGCATTTGGCGCAAATGCCTCGAAGGTTTGACAACTCGTGGCCACCGCCTGCGTCTATTGGGATTATGTGATCGACTTGTGTGCTGGGCTGCCGGTTGCAAACCGTGCAGGTCGGTTGCTCGCGTAATATGACGCCACGGTTTTTTGTGTACTCGTAGTCGTGGTGGCTGGTCATGCTCACGCCCTCGCGTTGCTCGGTTGTGCTAGCGCGCGCTGTCGCGCTTGCTGATGTTTGTTAACGCTAACCATGTTGTCAACTTTATGTTTGCGGTTTCTTTTTGTTATGTCAATCTGTTTGTTGTGTGATGAAGCCTAATGCGCTATGCCCCCCGTCGTCTGCCTCACTCGACACCCTAACTCTGTAGCGCAATTTGCCTGACTACGTGTTACCACGCGCGTCATCTACCCACGTTGCCGTGTGTTACCAACCGCGTTGCAAAACGCTTAGGTCATGCCCGTAATCTATTTTTGTGAATGTTCTACCACTAACGCGCCAACAAGTTCAGCGACCTGCGGCACGATCGCATTACCTAATCCTCTAAGTCTGTCCACCCGATCGGAAACCCCATTAGCCACTCGACCCACGTCGGGTTCAACTTCCCACCATTGCCCGAAGTCATTTGTTGTTTGTCGCTCTCGCTGATCGTGCCATTGTTGACTTTTGTTTGCAGCATCGCTCGATGACCCGTACTGCCCCACGAACTCGCCGTCGGTGTCGGCCACAATGAATACCCGGTCTCTTTTGTGTGGCGCACCAACCGCGGCTGCTGGTATGACTTGCCACTCTGCATCAAACCCGATGCTGGCCAAGTCTCCGAGAACTTGATCGAACCCCATAGAGAGATGACCTCGTACGTTTTCCATAAGCGCGTATCTAGGTCGTAGTAAGCAAATGGCGTTGAACATTGCTGGCCACAAGTGTCGAGGGTCGGTTGCGCCGCCTCGTTTGCCTGCGGTACTAAATGGTTGGCAGGGGTATCCACCGCAAATAACGTCAGGTCGTTCAATGTTTGTCCAATCTATTTTGTTTATGTCACCTAAGTTTGGCACGTCAGGCCAATGTTTTTTTAACACCTTGCAGGCAAACGGGTCAATTTCTGATTGCCAAATTATTTTCATGCCAGCGCGTTCTAGACCTAAATCAAACCCGCCTATACCGCTAAACAACGATCCGACGGTCAATGTCATTTAGGTTCGCTCGCTTTCAATGCGTCAATTACTTTGCTGATATCACGTTTAGTCAACTCGCCCGACGTATGCACCTCACGGTTTAACGTCGCGCTAATAAATGTTTTTAGATCGTCGCCTTTAAGCCCTTGACCGTTAGCCAATGCTCGCATCATGCCCATCTGTTTAGGTGTCGCGTACTCGCGTTGTGGCTCGTCAGGGAATGGCACTTCGACATCGTGCATCGGTACAACAGGCGCGAGCCTGCCCGTCGGTTGACGTGATTGCGCGGCCTCAACCTCGTTACGCGACGCAATCGACTTACTGATACCAAACCCCATGTAACCAAGCGCTCGACCCAAAGCCGACGTGAACCCAACCTCGTTTTCGCTCATCTTTGTGTACGGCGTACGACCGGGATATATCTCACACGCTGACGCAATCGCTGGTATCGGGTCTGCAGCATCACGCCACACCGTCACCGTGCAACGAATAAAACACGACTTGTCAGGCATCTCAATAATTTCGCGCTGAGTTTCTTGTATGCGTAGATCAGGGTATTTTTGTAGCGCCATGCCAAGACGTGTTGGCACGTCAACGTAGTTGTCAAGATTGAAACCCGTCATAGCGACTGCCATATTGTTAGGCGTTGCGCGTGATCGTGTTCGCCGCCACGCTCAGCATAAGCAATCTCACCCGTGTTTCTAATAACGCCCTGACGTTGAGCAACTAGCAGTCGAGCGGTCATGCCTTTAGTAACAGGGAACGATGCACCCAATTCGTACCAAACCTGATCGGCTGTAAAGCGTGGCAACATACGTGCCATTTTGCGTATCGCCGTGTCAACACGGTTTTGTTGCTCGGGTGTCCATTTGGCGTTTGCGCTGGCTTGGCTTTCGGCCATTGCAATACGCATACGGTTTTTGTCGTGTTTAGTTAGCACGGTGCACCATGTTTTCTAGACGCTGTATTTCTACTTCGTTTTCGTTCAAGCGCAATTGCTTAATACCGATCTCGATGTCGCGTTCTTTGACGCGTTCGTGCAGATCGTTAATGATGCTCAACAAGTATTTTATTTCAATACGTGTTTGGTTTAGCACGTCGATCAGTTCGCCGTCGTCTAAAACGTTGCGGTCGTCAATTTCGTGTTGGATTTTGCGTAACGTGCTACGCGCCGCCAATTCCCACGGGTTATATATCGGCACTTTGTTTTGCGTAATCTCGTTCATTACTTGCATTAGTGCTTTGAACTGTGGGTCAGTTCTCGGGTCGATGTTCTCGGTCATCTCTTGCCTTTCGTTTGTTGGTAACGGACATTATCAGGTACGTGTACGCGGTTAACAGACTTGCCAACAGTAGGTGTTTTAGAGTGACCATGCGCGCCAACCATTCGAGTATCTAAAGATTGCCAACGCCGACCGCAAATTGTCCTCTAGGTCAAATAGGTCGTCGCAGGTGCGTATCAAGCCGTAGGCCTGCAAATAGCCGTTTGCGTAATACTTTGACGGTTTGCACCAAAACTGGTTAATTTGCATAACGCCGTTTGACCCGCCGTTAGGGTCGCGCGGGTTGAACGCGTCAGGTTGGCAACGGCTCTCACGGTACGCAACCGCAACCAGTTGGGTTAGGTCTTGTTCTGCCCAGCCGACGTGTCGAGCCATGTTAAACACCGTCTGACACGCGTCAGGTTGCGTTATAGGCGTAGTAGCAATCGTGGTCGGCGGTACAGGCGCTGCAGGCTCTAGCCCTTGCCATACGGTGATCGGCGCTGGTTGCGTTTCTGCCGGGGTCGGTGCTGGGGGTTTGTGTAGTACGAATATTGACGTGACGCTAATAAATAGCGATACGGCAAGTTTGGTAATAAGTGTCATAAGTGACCTACTTTCTCGGTAGGTCTATAACCCTAGACGGGTTTTGGTGGCGATGTGGGGAATACCCCAAAAACCGTTATCCAGCGCTGTTTTGCGATCATTGCGTCGTTGGCTACGTGCGGGTCAATCTCGATGTGATACCAGTCGCCCTGCTCGACTGACGGTAGTGGTTGCCATGTGCCGCGATCGCATTTCCATGACCGTTGCAATGCGTAGTCAATTACAAGTTGTATGCCCAAATGGTCTGCGTTTTCTAAACATTTGACGATAAACGCTAGTGACGTTTTGCGGCCGTCTTGTTTGCCTAACTTTTTTTGGTTTAGCCAACGGTACGACAAGTCCATTGCCAGCCCTCGAGCGTGGTTGCTGATCGTGCCGGGTCGATTGCGTATGTCGCGGTTGACAAATGTGCCGTTGTTCCACAAACTGCCGTTGCTGTGTTGGCAACAAAGTTTTGCCCATTCGGTTGTGCCAGCCAACGCTGCTTTAACGACTGGTTGTTGCGTGATTGTGTACGGTCTATTCGGCATCGTTTTTTGCTTTGTTTTTTATGCCGTTTGACGCAACAATGCCAGCCAACGTGCCTGACAAAAACGTGACGATCGTTGCCATTAACGATATAAATTCTTTGTCGTTTGGTGCTTGTTCCATAGGTTGCGATATGAATAACAGGCCGTACACAAAACCAATGACAACTACGGCAAATACGACTGCTAGCAATACGCCGACGGTTACGACCATTCGAGCGTGTAACTCGTTCGGTGTGTATCTGTGCCGGGTCATGGTGTTATGCCGCAACGATCAGGCACGTTGCAGTTATTCAGCGTCATGTTTTTGACGCGCGATTTGACTGTAAGTGTGTTGTCGCGTGTGGTTTCGCAAGCGCCTAACACAATTAGTAACGCCAAACTAGCCAAATAGTGCGGCGGCTTCATCTGCGGTTAATTCAAGTTTGTCTAATACAGCTTCACGCGCTGCGGCTTTAGCAACTTGTTCAGTTTTTTCTGCTTTAATTCTAATTTTTTCTTGTGCGATTTCTTGAGGGTCGGGCGTTTCTAAATAAATTGGGCAAATGCTTTCTGCTGGGGTAATATCTTTTGGTTTTGTCATAATTATTTACTGTATCCGTAAACCGAAATATTGCCCGACATTGTTGGTCCAGTTAGACCAGCAAGCCTAAACGATATGCCGTCAAACGATGTCGTGTTGTCAAAAACGCCAGTTGTGCGTGTTGATTTTTGAGTACCGCTGTTATTTACAGCATAAAAAGTTGTTGTTACTTTGCTAACTTTCGTACCAAATGGGTCTAAAAAATCTAACAAACCAAAAATTTGGTCGCCATCAGTTGAACTATTGCCACCACCAATAAAATATTGTGCCTGAGTTGTTGCCGCTTGAGCGGTTATTGTCGTTGCACTAATTTCAAGTCTTTGCAAACGGTAAGAAGAATTAGCGTCATCGCTACCACCAACCCTAAATCGAAATTCCATATTGTCATCAGAGCCGCTACACGCAGTCAAACTAAAACGCATAGTGTAATAATCGTAAGTCGCACTAAAAATACCGTTTAAACTAATGCCAGTTGCTAAAGCAAAAGTAATATTTCCGTTTGCATCAACCGAACCAGTCGCGCTACCGCCTGTAACGGCAACCGATGAAGCCACAATTTGTTTTAACCCCGGCGTTACTCCAACAGATTGCCACGCTGCGCCGTCATAATATTGCGTAGTGTTGCTGTCCTCAAGATACGCAAACTGACCCTCAGCAAGCGTTTTTTCACCCGTACCACCAAACGCCGCATTACGCGCCGTAGCGTCAGCAAAAACTGGAATACCAGTCCGCGCGCTGATGTTCATATTTGCGGCCGTCAAAACCTCGCCTGCTGTAAATGTTGGAACTGATGTCTGTGCATTTGCGCCCATACTGCCTACTTTACCCTAGAACGTTGTCAGCGTTGATGATACCGAACGACAAATCGTCAAGTATCAATTCATATACCACAATTGTGGGCGATGTGTAATAAGTGACGCTATGCCCTCGGTTTATGTCAATCGTATGCTCGACACCCTCAACCGACAAAGTTTGCGATAGAGACGCTGGGTTTGTGCCGGGGGCAAACGACTTCTCAATAGTGATCGTGTCACCTACGTCAATAACGGCAACGGTGTCGCGTTGCGCGCTACTCAACATCGTAAACGCGGTCGCTAGCGACGTGTATCTTGGCTCAGGGTTAGGGTCAAGCAAATACAACGCCAAACTTAACGCCGCGCTGTCATTGTGCAACAAACTATTTGTAATGCTGTAAGTCTGTATAAAGTACGTTGCCTGACTGCCAGCGTCATCAGCGACTTGCGGGTTATTGCTACCGAGTATTTGTACGACTGCACGGTTGGTTACTTGGTCAGCCTCAAATGTTATGCCCACGCCGTTGTACGGTATGTTTGTGCCGTCGTCGTGAAAATCGGCTACGGCTGGGTCGAGTGTTGTGCCGATACGCGGTTGAAATGTTAGATCGCCGTCACGCGACATAAACAAACGACCCTGCTCAGCCTCGTTAATAAGCGACAAATAACCCAAAACGTTTGTGCCTTGCGGAATAGTAAACGCCGACGCGCCGCCAAGCGTCTGTGTGCCAGTCGTAACGTCACGGCTAGCGACGGGAAATGCAACCTCGGGTCGATCAAGTACCGCCGACAAACGAACGCTCGACAATTCCTCGCTGACGTTGTACTCGTCTAAATATGTTTGCGATAGCAAATAGAAATCGTCGGCACAAAATACCGTCACCGTATCCAAACCGCCAAGCGCAAAATTGTAATCAAAGTTTACGATCTTGCCGACAAATAAATATTCTTTGACGTTTGTTGCGCTGTATCGAGACAACCGCACCGTTCGCATAGGTGCTAAACCCGGCTTAGCCTGAGGCGTGTCGTAATACGGGCTTGCCTCATCAAACGGCATAAAAATACCGTCGGTGTCAAGCATGGTAAACGACATAGTGCCAGCACCAAACTGGTCGCCTTGATCGCGTCGCCCTCGACGTACATAAACTTGATTAACGCCGTCAAGCACACTCGCAAACTCGGTCGTACCGTCAAGCACATATTGAGTGTCGTTTAGCAAACCGCGCAACGGGTCATCTAACGTAAACGCGTCAACTAAAAACCCTGTTTCAATCTCTAAGTCATAGTTGCCACTTGCAACAACTGACACGCCAGCCATTAGACCGCTATCTGTAGATCAAGTGGCCCTGATACGCGCTGGTAGGCAAGCAAACTATCTAACACGCTTTGACCAATCTCAGCGCTAGTTGAAATACCGCCAGTCACGTTAATCGTTACGGGCGACGCGTTACGCGCTGCGATACGTTCAGCCATACCAAATGTTGTCAGACCGCCTTGTATGGTCATTAGACCGTCGCCGCCGCCAACACCGCCGCCACCACCACCGCCGCCGCCACCGCCACCGCCACCGCCACCACTAGCGCCGCCGCCAATGATTGGGGCAATACTTGGAATAGACGCGCCTGCCTCTCGAGCCATACGGTCAGCCGTACGCGTATCGCTTGTAACCGCTGTAGCACCACCGCCACCGCCACCAATACGACCCAACGCAATCGTCGGCAAACTACCGATATCACTAAACGGGTTGATTAGGTTCATGCCGCGAATAATTAAATTGATTGCACCAATAAACGCGTTAGCAAACGTCTCAAACCCTGCGATCAAGCCGTTTAGCACCGTGTTGACAATGTTGCGAAATGTCTCAAATTTTGTGTACGCAAAAGTTAACGCGGTAACTAGCGCCGCAATACCTACCGCGATTAAACCAAACGGGTTTAACGCCATTGCGATATTGACCGCAACGATCGCCGCTGCGACTGCTGAGATTGTGCCGGCAATAATCAAAAACGCTGTCGGGTTGCGTTGCGCCCAGTCAGCCATTGCCTGCAAATATGGCAACACTTTTTGCAACACGGGTAACAACGCCGCGCCGATTGACTCTTGTGTTTCAGCCAAACTGTTTTTTAATATTTTGAATTTGCCTGCTGCGGTTTCTGCCGATCGTGCGGCCGCGCCACCAAAGTTGTCGTTTAACGCCATCATTACGACATCGAGCGACGCGCCCTCTTTGATTAAACCCATCATTTCGGGCGACAATGCGCGTAGCCCTCTCATGTTGCCTGCGTACGCCTTGCTCAATGCGTCGCTGACCGTCGCCAAACTTAAACCCGTGGCAGTTGATACGTCTTGGGCAAGTGTCAACGCGCTAGTTGCGTCACCAACATCTTTAGTACCAACAAGCAACGCGGCGAACGCTGGCCTTAACTCGCTGTCAGCCGTACCCGTCGCCCTCGACATAGCCGCAATCATGTCCTCAGTTGCCGCAACCGTAGCGTCAGTCGCACCAATTACGTTTTGCATAGTGTTAGCCAAAATCGCTTGCTGTTGTTCATCTTCGGCTGCCGCTTTAGCCGCCAACCCCAACGCACCCGCAACCGCAGTCAACGCCGCCGCTGCTGGCACAGCCGCTTTCTTAATAGCAAACTGTGCCTTCTCGCCAACAGTTTCTAGTTGCTTAAATTCTTTAATCGCTTTGTCAATGCCTTTGCCGTCAAACTCGCTGACAATAGGAATAGATAGTGCCATGTCTATAACTCGCTTTGCACGGTACGCATAGTTTTAGCAATCATCTTTGTCATCTCGGCTTCGATACCGCGACGTGCTTTATACACAGCCGGGCCGATCAGTCGAGTGCGACCAGCACCAACAAACCCGAGCGCGTTACCTAACTTGTTTGCGTTTGCGCGACCTGCCGTTTCAAACACGGCTGCCGCAACATCTTTTTGTTCTATCAGAATTACGCCGACTGCGTTGCGTCGAGTGTCAAATCTCATTTTGACCCCGTTGGCTGCTTTGCTTGGTACAAACGGGAATATTTTGCGGGCGTTTTGTGTCCACGCATAACGCATACCCGATAACGGTAAATCTTTGTAAACCGCTTTGCCTGCGTTAATCGCTGGCTGAGCGATCGCGGTTGCGTCAGCCTTAAAATCTTTTTGCAATTGCGGGTCAATTTTACGCAACGAGTTAATCGTCTGTTTAACCCCGACGACCTCAATAGTTGTTGATGCTGGCATTGCGCTACCTCTTTTGCTTATTCAATAGCGTAATCACCGTAACTAGGTCACGCGTGTCAAATTCGATTGTCGTAGGCCAGTACCCTGTTGCAACTAATAACTCGGCTAGTTGCCGTCGGTAACTGCCTACGCCGTAAGGTTTGGGTCTGTCTCGTCAATCGCCTCAATAGTCATGTTCGGGTTCGCTTTAACCCAATCGCGGTATGTTGCCGGCATTGTTTGACCGCTAAGTTTTAACAAGTTGTACGCCCAGCAAACTAGATCGGTGTAGCCAATACCTTTGCCGTCGCTAATTTTGCGACCCTCGGTTTTTTCCCACTCGCATATCACAAACATATTGGTTGTCACTTCGACTGGCGCTGTGCCGTCGTTTAGATCAACTTTTAGTTTTAATCTCATTTGTGCTTTCCTGTTCTCGGCCAGTAATGGCACGGTTTATGGGTTTGTAGTGTCGATTGTTAATGCGCCGCCTTGGAATACGACATCATAGGTTGATAGTTCACCAAGTGACGCGTTGATGACTGGCAGACTTTCCAAATAGCAATCAGTCAAAATAAACTTTGGGTTTGTTGCGCTTTCGACTGCCGATGTCGGTTTAAGTGTCACCGTTGTTTTCGCGCCGATCAAATTAAACAAAGTCGCGTAAGTCTCAGTTGCGGCAAAACTCGCATACAAAGTCAATGTCACTTCATTGTTGACTAACCCTGCTGTGTAACTGCGTGAGTTTGTGCCAAACGCGGTGTCCTCTAATGCCTCGACCAAATAGGTCAGGGTTGCTGAGGTACACATATCGGATAGATCAACGCTATTGATCGTCAATACCGGGTTTGATAAGTAAGTTGCTGAAGCCATTGTTACTCCTTAGTTGTCTGTATTAGTTTTACCATAACGGCTGTGTGTTTGTGTGCATTACGCGGTTTGCGCTTGTACGCCTACCGATAGGTCGTAGCACGGGTATTCTTGCCCGCCTATGTCGAGTGTGCCGGGTCTGCCTGACATGACGATTATTGCCGACCCTAAAACGGTTGCGGTGATTTGTAGTATTTCGCGTAGCACGGGTAGCCCTGCTGGGCCGCTGCCGACGACTTTGATCGGGTAATCCATGCGGACAATGTTGCCGTTGCCAGCGATCGTCGTAAAACTTGGTGCTTGTATAAACACGCAATTTGGCACAAGTTTGGTTGGGTCGGTTACGACACGCAACGACGTGATCGCGGTTAGCGTCGTAGCGAGATCGTCTAGCGTCTCGTTAAATAGATCGGTGTATGGTGCGGGCATCAGGCAACCGCAGGTCGATCAATACCTAACAACTGTTTAACGATCGGCGTTAGCGATTGTTGGGGTGCTGTACCCATGCCGTCAAACGACGCAAACACGTTTTCGAGCGAGCCACGCGAACGCCACAACGCGGCGCTGTACATCAAAGTGCCGAGCGTAACATCACCGCTAGGCGACGTGCTAAGGCTGTCGTTATAGCCTGCCTCTGCTCGACGACGACTGCAAAACTGGTTACCAGCGCTCACGGCCTGCGTAATCAACGTGTAATCATCAGACGGGTTAGTGATCGACACACCCAAATAGGTCACTAAGTTTGCTGCGGTAATCCACGTGCAAGTAGGTGTGAACGCGACCGTGCCTGTGTAGATCGCTGCAAACTCGACGTTGTCACCCGTGCAAGCGTAAAGCACTTGGTTAGGTATCGGCTGGGTTTGGTCAAATGTCCACTCGCCCGTGGTCGTGTCCACGCCTGTGTATTTGTATTGTGGGCATGACAACACGGTGAACGTGCCGTTAAACGGTGCGCCAAGCAAACCTACAACTACGCTGTCGCCAACTTGTATGTCGGTTGGCTCGAGCGTAGATATGCAGGCGTAATTATCTAGTAACTGTTTTGACGCTGTTGAATATGTTGCCATAGCGGTTAGGCCGCTACTCGATCAGGCGTAACTGGTTTTGTACGCGAGTGTTGCTTTTGTTTGAAAGAACGATGCGTAGCCATAGTACGAAAACGTACGTGACAACGTGCCAGGATTTTCAACGCTGAGCAATCCTCGAATTGCTTCGTAATACTCTGACGCTGGTGCGTGGAATACTGCAATGGTTTTTGCTGCAACGTTGCTGTCAACAATCATTTGCAAACCAAGTGGGTTAATTGTTGCCCAGTTTGCAAGACTACCTGCGCCAAGTGTGTTGTATCCACCAAGACCCGGTTGTCCAATTGCTGGAAACAATGGTCGTTTGTCGGCATCAACTACTGAGCCGAGTGTTGCCCAAGCGTCAGGGCCGACCAACATATGCGTCGGGAACAAGTTTGATCCTGACGATATTTTTTGTGCCATGACGTAAAGAGTTGCAATTAAATCTTCAGGTGTGCCGTTCCAGTTTGTCTGAACGCTTGCACCTGTAACAAATGTGTCAACTGCAAAGTTGTCTGTAGCAATCATGTACTGACCCATTAGGTCGTTCATGATCTGTGTCATTGCGGCAGGTGACGTAAAGTCAATGTCCTGTACCGACAAAGTTACCTGACCAGCAAATGTCTTTTTTGTTACCGAGTTTGCTGCGATCACCATTGTTGTTGCTGATGCTGCACCAAATTCTGCGCTGCCTGTTTGTTCGGCAACCGATGTGTGAGTTGTGATCGTTGGGCGAATAAATGTTTTTTGTGTGCCACCGTCAGGATATGCGCGTGCGCCGATCGCTGTTACGAATGGTCGAATAAAGTTAATGTCTTGAAATACTGGGCCGAGAACTGGTACTGGCAACAAACCCGGTGTATCGGTTGTTGCAATGTCGCCTGCGGCTGCTTCAAGCACACTTTGTTTTGCTTTTTGTGCGCCAACAAATTCTTCGTTGACTTTACGAAATGTGTCGCCACCGATGTGGTACGCGGCAAGATATTCGCCGACGCTTGGCATACGGAATTCGCGTTTTGGTTGCGCCCAAAGTTTGTCAACAGTTGCTTGCGCTGCTTCGACTACTGGGGTTGCTTGTGTTTCGCTCATAGGGGTTGTGTCCTTTTCTGTGTCCTGTTCTGATTGTAACTCTACTGCTGGCTCGGTTTCGTGGATAGTCTCGTCGGGTGCGCTTGCTGCAACGTCGGTGATGACCGCGCCTGCAAATGCGCCTTCGCTTACTAACGACAACTCTGACCAGTTTGCGGCCTCGACGATCATTGTGCCGTCGTCGTCGTAACTAAATTTTGTTGGGTTTACGCCGACCGACACCGCGTCTATAACGCCGTCATTTGCGAGCGTTAAAGCTTCATCGCCTAGTCGAGTGGCGCTGATTTTGGCGGTAAACATCATGCCCTGCGGGGTGTCTACGCGCTCAACGACTTTGCCAACAATTTGGTTGCTGTCGTGTTGCATATAAAGTTTGGGGTCGCGCCCCGTGACTGGCAACGACCCTTGCAAAAACCGCACTTTTGTACCGTCGCTAACGGTCGCTGTTTCGTCGTAGGTAACTGCTACGCCTGAGATTGAGCGCGACGGCAAGCCCTCTGCCGCCGCTGCGTCAACCGTGATCTGTGAAGGGGTTAATCGGATCATAAATTTTATAGTACTCCATTTGGTATCGGGGTTTCGGAATTGTCCTCGCGGTAATCACTCATTGAGTATTCGCCCGACAAGTATTGTTCAACATCAAATTCAACGTATGTGCCGTTTGGTAGCACGTTGTTTTGGCTGAGTGTGCCAGCAATACAATCCGCGTAGGCGCGTACGCCAAATGTCCACAAATCCATTCGCGCCTCAGCACTCGACTGATACGAGTACGACCCGACCGACACGCCTGCAAGGTATGGCGGTATGTTGCATAGTCGCGCCATTTCCATTGCTTGAAATTCTGCGCTCTCGATCAACAACATTTTGTCAGGGCTAGTCAATGTTTCTGTGTACGACACAAATTCGTTTAGTGCGGCGGTTTGGTTTGTTGCTCGAGCTGCATTAAACGCTGCCGCAAGATCGGCTAACTCTTGGGCGCTTAACGGCTCGCCACCAGTCTGACGAAGAATGCCAGCCGGGATAGCCGACGATGAATTTCTAAACCGTGCGGCCTCAAGTTGCAACGCTGTCGCAATCGCTTTTTCGCTCATATAAACAATGCCTTGTATCGGCGACAAAAATTGTACAAGATCGTCGGGGTTTAAATTGCCGCCTTGAAATGTCAATTGTTTTGACGGTGCAAACCATACTGGGCCAGTTTGGTCAAGTGTGTTGACCATTGCAGCGGGTAGTCGAGTAAACGACGCTGGGTATCCGTCGGCGGTGCGCGACGTGACGTACAAAAATGCGCGCCCATAAAAAAATAAGTCATCAAATAACCAACTAAGCAAAAACGAATTTGGCACACTTGGGTCTAAACGTCGCAACCATGTACGCGGCGCTAACGGCAACTTTTCCATTTCTTGACCGTTCCAAATTTCGTTATACATTTTTAAGTTCATGCAACCAATGACGCTTGCCATAAGATCGCGCGCTCGACTAACGGTCGGTACGCTCATCGCACGATTGCGTGACTCGCCCTCGCTGTACGAGTAGTACTGTCCGATCATGCCAACGCCCGCGGTGTTGGCCGAGTAATACTGACCGCCTGCGGCTGCCGCTTTTGTTGGCTCAGGCGATATAGCCGCCTTATTTATTGACCGTGAAAATATCGCCATGCTGTAAGTATGCCACCAATTTATTTGACGGGTGTTGATAGGCGACCGCTAAGCGTCAACCGAGAAAGTAAGAACCTAACGGCCGCCCAGCAAAATACTAGCCACCTGCAACAACGATCATAGGTTTGCCTGTTGCGGTCGGTCGTGACGCAAGCGCCGCCGACCAAACCAAACACCGAGCCAACTCGATCGGGCCGGGTGATCGCTGCGACGATAACGCAATGCTGTTTTGTGACCTGACTGCGACGGCTCGTTGCACGTGTTCGGCCAACATATTTTCGCCCGTGTGCCAAAGTAGTTTCTCGTGGATCATTGACTTTATGCGCGGCGTAAATTTAAGTATCTCGCCGTAGCCGACAACTGCCCTGCGACGCTCAAGCGCTAACGGCCAATGAATATCTATTGACGGACTGATAGCAAATTTAATTGCCGTGTTTTTTGCTAGGCGCTCGACGTGTCGCAACATTTCGTCGTAGGTGTCGCAAACAAACTCGACGGTGACAACGGTGCGCCGATCGTCAAGCACGATTGCGCGGGTCGCAAAATATCGGTCGTCGGTCAGGCTGGTTTCTATGGCGACTGTGCCGCCGTCGGGCATAGGGTCGGTGTACTCCAACTCAGGCCACAAACCCGGTGCAATCCACGACTTGTCAGACGCAACCCAAAGGTTGCATGACGCGCGCAAAAACGACGCACGATCAGGGTTCTCACTCTCAGCCTCAATCGTTTTTAGGGTTAGCGTTTTGCCGAGCGCTGGGTTTGCCCAACCCCACGCGCGACTGTCCATAGGCGATATGTCAGGCGGCGGCGACCACTCAGCAAAATACAACGATGACGGCTCAGCACGGTCAATAGATCGCAACCCCTGTTCACGCCAACGCTGCATAGCCGTACTTGCCTCAGTACCTGCCGTTGACCACGCGCTCAACAATGGTGATCGGCGGGCGCGCTGGGCTGGTAACAAACCGCCGTCAATAACAGTCGAGCCAATATCCCAAATCTCGTCAGCCACAATTAGATCGCAACTCATACCGTGACCGACGCTTGAGTTGGCTGCACGAATAAACCATTTTGACCCGTCGGGCATGGTCACTTGGTTACGGCCGTACGACCGCATAAGTTTTGCACCAAACCGCAACTCGAGTACGTCGGCGAGTTTGTCGTAGAGCATTACGGCGAGGTCAAGACGGTGGGCTGTTGATAGCACGGTTTGGGGTTGCCCCCGGTGCTTAGGCATCTCGGTCAGCCACCAACCAACCAACGCCGTTAACGCAACCGTTTTACCGTTCTGACGCGCCGTACTAACCATAGACATACGATGCAAAAAATCCCCGTCGCCATCAAACAACAACTGACCATCTAAAACTCGCTGTTGCCACGGCATCAACTCCATGCCCAAATGCTGTAAAGCCCAGCCCCCCACCTCAGCCCCAAACGAACCAGCCGCGTCAGGCCACACCGTTTCCAGTCTCGGCTGATCTCGACCAGTCACCGCCAGTTCAGGCTGGTCAGGGTCATTTGAGATAATCCTGAGTTGGGTCGGGGTGATTTCTTTTTTTTCAATAAAAAAACGTTTTGGTTTTGTTTCGCGTATGCCGTTTTCGCGCATGGCCTCGGCTCGAATGGTTTGCCGTATTTGATTGCGTTGTGTTACGTAACGGTGGCCCAATGTGTTATTGCATTTGGCGCAAATG